CGGTTCCATTTGGGCAAATTGGTTATTAGGAAATGCCAATACGGAAAACCCTCTATCCTTAAATTCGTCATGCACTTGTTGCAGTTGCCACAATTGACGCGATGTTCTAGCATAAGACCACACCTTGGAGCACTTAGGTTCATAACCACCAGCCTTTGTGGAGACGTTTACGATCAAAGTAAGTTTACCTTTAAACGTGGATAAGTAGTTTTTTTGACCATCTATCGATGTAGCTTCTATATCATAAATTGACATTTTTTTCACCTTTGATGTCGAGTTTTGCATACTGATCTATTTCTAAGGTGCCTTCAAATTTGTCATCAACTACTTCTACATTTACGGTAAGAGTAGCTTTTATTGGGGTATCTACGGTTGCAGAAAATGTAATTGTATCACCTGATACAACGCCATTGTCAAAATCTAAGGAACCTCTTTCGCCAATAATTGTTCCAGAAACAAATGGTTCAATTGAAGTAATGTTGGCCGTACTGTTACTAACTCCAAATGGGGTAAATACAGAAACTTGCCAATTTCCAATGATGTTTGGTGTTTTTTGATCGTTCATACTTTATAGTATAGCACACCTTATTATCTGGCGTATCCTGACCAATCTTGAGTTTGTGCTTGCGTAGGATATTTTGGGGAAAGATTTGCACTTATAACAACCCTATTTTGATCTAAGTTATTATGCCTATTAGTCATATGGGGTATGAAAGAATTGAATATAATTAATAATCCTTCTTCTGCTGCTACGGAAACAAAACTTTCCATCGTGTTACATGCAGTTATATTAAACTGAATATCAGCACTTCCTTCTGGGGCGTTTGCGTAGTAGGCAATGGAGTAATATTCGTTTGGATATAAGTGTGTATTCAATTTATGGGAATGATAACCAACAGACTGACCATATTCTAGAGTTAGAGTCCATATATCGTTTAGTAGCATCTCTTTACCAAGAGCTATGCTTACTTCGCTTTGGAGTGCGGTAATAAGTTTTTCTGATTCTGTTTCACCAAATGGATATGTCTGATCCTCAAAATAAGAATGGTTTTTATCTTCAACAAATGAATTGTCAATTTTTTTAGAATGTGTTTTTATTTCTTCATATAGTTTATTGTTATCTATATAGTTTAATTTTTTCTTATAAATGCCAATGTTTAAAAGCGATTGGAATTCAAAATCATTCATAGTAAAATTCACCGGTTTCTAGGGCTAAGGGAGGACTATCCTTATGCCAAACGTTGATGATCATAACCCTTCTTATTCCCGTAATTGGAGGAGTAGTATTATGAACCATGTGGCCAGCATCAAAAATTATCAGTCTATTTGGTTTGCAAGCTATTCTTTCACGTTCTTCAAGCACAGAAATATTATTTTTAATATTTTCTGTTTCTAAGGCGTTGAGAGTATTCTCAATAATTGCATTAGGATGCAACTCTAGGAATCCGCCTACAACATCATTCGTATGAGGGTAGTACACACAGCCTATTGCTGGACCACGAAAAATTTTCTCTTTTGCATACAAGAAGGTGTCTTCGTCAACGTGCGTATCTAGGTATTGACCAGGGTTAAATGTCCTAGTCCAATATTCGAAACCACAAACATCTTTTTCATCAAAAGGGAGATTGTTTTCCCATATAGATTTAATTATTTGTTTGGAAAGTGTGTTTGTTTCAGATTTCCACCAACCATCCCAAAACATGTATGGGGCAAAACAACTTGATTTCTCATAGTGATATGAGTTTAATTCAGTAGCAATTCTTATTTCTGAACCCATTGATTGGGGGAACAAGTTTTCTGACAATTCAATTTGCTTTAATAGCTCAGAATCTTTTATAAAATTATCAATTACTATCATGATAGTATTATACTACAGTTTTACGACAGTTGTTGTTCCTAGTAGAGTGTAATCGTGAGACACGCATACGTTTTCTAAACTCTTTAAATGTTGGTTTATTTCAGAATAAGGAGAATACTCTGCGTCAGCTTCATATAGATTTCCACCATCGTTAGCCCAAGTTATTAACATAACGCCATTATCAGCTAACATATTGAAGTAAGAAAGAACTAATGATGGATCATGTATTATATCATATGAGCCAAATGATATGAAATCAAAAGGACCGGCAGCTGATGCTTCAGCGTCTTGTCTTGAAATTACGTCATAGTCCAATTCGGCTATTTCTGCCTCTGTTAAAATACAGCGTTCAAGAAGGTTTAATTGATAATTATTTATTAGTGTAAGCTCTGATCTGCTTGCTACAGTTTTCATGAAACTCATGCTCCATACTGAGTGTGACAATAAGGACTTGGCCGGATTCTTAATCATGAAAGTAATTTCTTGTGGATTATCTCCATATCTATAGCCATCTGTACTTTTATGTACCGAATCTTCTCTAGAAAAAGTGTCAAAATACCACATAAAGATATCTCCACCTACTGCTATTTTTCTCTTATCCAAAGGAAGAGTATCTAAATATTCTTTAATCTTAGCAAAGTTATCATATTCAAGCTGATTTATTTCTTCATTTGATCTATAAGGTTTTACTAGGTTGTTAATTCTAGAGAAGAAGGATTTTTCTATGCTCATATTATGCGGCTCCTAATGCTATTTGGCGCATCCACCAAAATCTTCTAATGGTAGATACAATTAAAGTTCTTTGACTTCTTAAAATTGCAACTACTGGTTCGTCTCTATACGTTTGTTCTTGTTGCGAGTTTGGAGTTCCAATAGGGGTAATTTCTTGGTTAATCAAATTAAATGTTCTTGCTTGAGAAATGATTTCATCAATAGATAGAATATCCATATCTTCTGCTGTAAGACCAATTATGTATAATTGTAAAGCCAAGACTGACTCTATGTATTCAAGATCTTGTTCTGCATTATAGGTCATATTTACTCTTCTTCGTCATCGTTGTTAATTGAAAACCCTGTAAAAAATCTGTCTGTTTTTATCTTACTTGCTTTAAGAATCTGGCATTGAAATTCAACTCCGTCTGGAAATGTAAAGATGCCAGCTGCCTTAGAAAACGTTGGAACTAAATCATCATTGGTATCGGACTCAGAATTGTCAATAATATTGTCCGCCATAAGTTATTGTTCCAATAGTTTTAGAGAAGCTATTTGATTAAATAATGAATTAAAACTAGCAGTTGTTGAAGTTGATAGCGTTCCAGTAATTGATGAAAGTGCAATAAGTTCACCAACGTTTGAAACTTCAAGAGCGCTTTCTGGATCTACCGATAACAGATACGATAATGTGTATATCGATTTTTCTAGATATACTGCAGCTTTGTTTTTCATTTCTTGTTTTTGCAAATCATTCACAGCCATTTCTTACTCCTTTAGGATAGTTCTGCTATTTTTGCATCTATGCTAGCGATACGTGCTAATCCGGATGTGATACTGGACTTCATTCCATAACCGGGATCATCATCAATTGAGGATGCTACTGGATCAAAATTCCAAGTAGACATATCGTAAGTATCTGGATCAAATCCTAATTTTGCAATATTCTTATAAATCTCTGCTTGAAAATCTGCTTTAGCAGAATTTAAGCTTCTTAATTTTTCTGCTTGCGTAACTAACGAAAATGACATTGTGCCTCACTTCTTTGGTAAAAATGTATGATGATATAGTAACTAGTTATTGGGATTGTTTAACTTTAAAAGTCCAGAATTTGCTGGACCAATTCTGTTGCCTTTTTCGTCTAAACCAGTTCTGATGCCTTTCATCCAAGTCCAAGGTTCATCTTGGTTTTTCTTCATTTTAGCAGCTCCATAAGCTGCGCGCGCGTTCATTAATTCTGGCTTGTCCCAAAGATTATCTACTTTAAACTCAACTGATTCAAGAAGATCACTTTTAAAAATATTAAAAAACATAAACGGTGTTCCTGCTTCAAATGTCACTGGCTCACCTATTTTATTAATAGCCCAATTCATTTGAAATTCATCTGGCCACCAACTACTTGGTATGATTGCACTAAGGGGAGATGCTCCGTCAACCATATAGTTTGGAGAACCACCAATCCAAGTTTCGTAACCTTCTTCGGTTCCAAATGCCCATCCAACTGAAAAAGAAACCATACCAATAATTCCGCCATAGGCAAGTGCTCTACCCATATATTCTTCACCGCTAAGAATCTTTACATTGCTATTCCCGCCATCCCATTGAACTACTACATCTTGCGGAAGTATCAATTCCCACCCATGTACGTTGGCTGTAGTCATAGGAAGACACTGATACGCATGTTTTTTATATGTGTTATCCATCCAATCTCTTTTAACCCTAGACTGGACTATCTGTGGTGGGTTTTGATGAGTCTTAGTTAAAGTAACTTGTGTCATAAATTAGATTGTATCATCCAACAATACTTCTATTGCAGCTTTGATATTTATAAGAGCTTGTTCTGCGTTAGTTTTTCTTTCTCCTGCATTAAACGCTAAGTCTAACAAATCAGAATTACAAAAACGGAGCATTTTTTTTCCATCTCTACCTATGATTATTTTTTCAAAATTACCTTGAATTGGGTCTTTACCATCTTGAATTAGCTTGTAAAAAGGATGCTGTTCTACGTCGGCCTTTGGCTCTGGAGCAATACCTACCAACTCACTGAATGGAAGATCTGTCTTATACAATTCTTTCATATGGTCCCTCATGTGAACTGGGCTTGCATTAGATTCCTTAAACGCACCGTAGGCATCTTCGCAGAAATCTGTACTTGGGACAGCTAATACTTCAAAACCTAAATCTTTATATTCTTTATATAGATTCTCAATAATTGGATATTGAGCAGAATTTGCACACTCTCCAGTTACGTTGACTATCATTGTTACCTTACCTTTATTCTTGGCAAGGATGTTTTCCTCACCATCCAATGACGATAGTGGAATATCATACACTGATGACTCAAAGCGTTCTAAACTTGGTAATTCATTTTTTTCAAACATAATTTCTCCTTATTCTGGTTGAGGATATGCGAGAGGCTGATTAGATCCTTTTGTTATACCTTTTGTCGGATCCACTTTAGAGCCATCTGCTCCATAGCCTGTCCCATACTTATGATTATTATCATTATAATCAAACATAGTAACTGCAGAATATTTAGTGCCACTAGTAACCTTTAGGGATGAGTGCGCATATATAAAAGTGGATGGGAATAGTATGATATCTCCAGCTTGAGGTTTGAATTTAATATCAAGATATGGGAACCATAGTTCTCCGCCTTCGTAGTCGTCATTCAAATAGATCACAGAAGATACTGTGCACGTGTAGGAGAAGCCATGGTCTGCATGGACAGCAAAATGCTGACCTGGGTTGTATCTAACAAAGTTAATGGCCTCCATATAATCCATCTTAAAATTATATAAAGATTCGTAGTGAGCAAGACACTTCTTAAGGTTGGTATCTACATCATCATAGCACTTCTTAACTTCTTCAAACTCTGGAGTAAGGAACTGCCAGTGTGCAGGGCTCATTTTCAAGTCCACACAATCTCTGTACTCTGGCATTCTTTCATTATAGCCAACCATAGCTTCTGACCATTTAAATAATTCATGAGAGCTATTGCCTATAGCTGATTCTAGTCTTTCTGGAATATTAAGTTCTCTTGGTATTGCGTTTCTGTATAAAAATATGCCAAATTTTCTATTATCTTCTACATTGTCACAAGAACCTACGTGAAAAAATTCCATTTTACTTTCTCCTAATTATCTATTTTGTTTAGTGCTATACTATACCACACGCATATCTACTAAGGAGTGTTTTATGGACTTTGATTCTGAGACTAAATCGTTAATCGAACCTGGACATTTTGGGGATTCTTCTGACAATATTATTATATTGGAAAATTTTGTTGAATTACAAGATTTAAAAATTATACAGGATTTTTTACCTACTATCAATGAGTGGATGGATGCCGGAGAGAATACTTATTCCGAAGATGGCACATGCACCTATGACGCATCTTACTGGTCTAATCGACAGTGTAGCTTTGATATCCTTTCTAGAATTAACCTAGATGTATATAATCTGGTAGACAAATATATTTTAAAAATGAAGTATGCTTTAGAGGATAAATTTAAGGTTAAGGTAACTGTCAGACCACCAGTGATTATTAGGTGGTTTCCAGGATTAGAACAACAACCACATGCCGATAAGCAGTTGAATGATGGATCTCCAAACCCTTTCCCTACCTATGATCTAAATTCATTAATTTATTATAATGATGATTTTGAAGGTGGAGAACTGTATTACCCACAGCACGATATCGTGGTTAAGCCAAAGCCTGGTTTAGCGGTTGCCCACCCTGGGGATATTAATTATCTTCATGGCGTCAAAAAGGTTATTAGTGGAGAAAGATTTACCACACCATCTTTTTATACTATTACAGAATTATTGTAACTAGTTAGATATAAAACCTTCACCCTCGACCCAATCATTGTCGTTGTTGTATATTTTTGGAATTCCCTTACGCGAGGGTTTGATTTTTGGATGGAATTTGCTGCTATAATCCCACCAAGTTCCGGCTGAATACCTTAAACCTGATTTAACCACATTAACTTTATGAGCGTGCATAAATGATGATGGAAACAATATTATATCTCCAGCTTCTGGTTTAAATTCAAAATCCAATAATGGGAAGCCCAATTCTCCACCCTCGTAATCATCGTTTAAATATGCAAGTGCCGATACCACTGAAGAATAACTAGACCCATTATCTACGTGAGTTACGAAATGATGACCTTCACCATATTTCATAAAGTTTACTCCTTGTTTAAATGGAATTTTTAAATTATACAAATCTTTATAATGAGTGATCGCACTCAGAAAACCTCGATCAATCTCCTCATAACAGTCTTTTATTTCTTCAAATTCCGGAGTTAAGAACTGCCAATAATCTGGGTGCATTTTAAGGTCAAAACATCTTCTGTAAGTAGAAAGATCCTTACCCAGTAGATTAGTAGAATCTGTCCATTTAAATAACTCATCAGAACTATTAGCTAACACTGATTCTAATCTGTTAATTATATCCGTTCCATTTAAAATTGCATTTTTATATATATGAATTCCATGCGTGGGATTAATTATTTTCATACTATTTATCTTTTGGTTTTTGTATATAGCTTTCTTTTCTTTTGAAAAAAAATTTCCAAGATACATAATTTGTATAAAGCATTGGTGATATAGGAACCCAATAAAGCACAAAAGATAACATATTTCCTGATATATTAGATTTCCATTGAACTATTGAATAAACAACAAAAATAGGCAGAGGTACAATATAGGATAATATTGCCCATAGTCTTAAATACTCTATCTTATAATATGTTTTTAATGTATTGTAAATCATATAAGGAACGCACAGACTAACTGCGAATAGCATTACAATCAGCAATTGGGCTGGTTTATTGCTGTTGAAGTTTACCGCTAAGGATAGTGCGCCAAAAAAAATTACCCCATAATGGTGGTAGGCTATATCTTTTCTAATATAATATTTTTTAGCTTTAATCAGACTAAGTATTTCTACTGCTACAAGATTCATAGACAGTGATCTCATGGGTATGTCCGGATAATTACCATGTCTAATATCCGTTATGTAATAGTAAGTTAATCCCATTAAAGACATAACGCATTGCAGCGTCTTGATTAGATTAGAACAGGCGCCTATTTCTCCAAAATGCTTTTTACCATCTGGTCTAAGTATAGATAAAAACTTTTCATTGCTATACAGATAATTCATACTTATATAAGTAAGTACAAAGCACAGTACTGGAATAACATTATCTAGTACAAAAGGATTTACAAACATTTTTTAATTCTCCAAAATAGTAGTTGATCTACAACTACCATCTTACCACACCAACGCTTAAGATTACTTAAACGATGGTGGGAAGAACGGTGGGAAGAACGGTGGGAAAAATGGTGGGAAAAACGGTGGGAACCATGGTGGGAACCATGGAGGAAAGAATGGTGGAAAGAATGGTGGAAAGAACGGTGGGAAATACGGTGGGAAATAAGGTGGAAAATAAGGTGGAAAGTACGGAGGAAAAAACGGAGCGTTTCTCTCATAGGCTATAGCAGTTCCAAGTGGGGTGACAGCAGCATCTGTTAAAGCAGTTTTAACCTTGTTTAAATCTGCCGCAACAGCCGTTGCAGTATCTACTGGAGTTCCAACGGTAAAGCCAGCAGCAGTTATTGTTGCATTAGCTGCAGAGTCAGCGGTTCCGTGCTGCTACTGTAGGTTTAGGAGCTTTTCTATTTTGCTTTTTACCATCTTCAATCGCCATATTATGCTACCATATCTCCTAGAGCAACCCATGTATCTGTTGCGCGTTTAATAAGTGTAGCAGATGACCAAGTTGTACGCAACTTGAGTCCAGGAGTACCGTTGACTGTTACTCCAGCACCTGCTGTCAAAGTGCACTGACCAGCTCCCGTTTGAAGAACTGTAATAGTAGTTCCAATAGGAAAGGCCACTGAAGAGTTGGGTGGTACTGTTAAAGTATTTCCTGAAGCAACGCCCATTTCAACCATCTTGCCACTGTCTGCTAAGACTAATGTGTAGCTAGCTGTCTGGGCATTGGTAATTGTGTCAGTAATAATTCTCTGGTAGTTAGTGCCATCGTTGGTGAATTCCCAACAGTCTGTTGTTTCATTCCAACGAAGAGCTACGTTTGTTGAAGTTCCGCGTTCTACTTCGATCCCAGCATTGACTGATGGAGTTCCTGCTTCATTATTATTTAATATAATGATATTATCATCAATCGTTAAAGTCTCTGTATTAAGCGTTGTTGTTGTTCCAGAAACTGTGAGATTTCCAGAAACTGTTAAGTTTCCAGCTACAGTTGGGTTTGATGTGTTCACCCAAGCTGAACCATTGTATGAAAGAACTTGATTGGTTGCTGCTGTAGTAATTGTTACATCAGATAGGTCTGTAATGCCTAATGTTTCGGTGATTACAGCATTGATCCAAGCTGAACCGTTATACTTAAGAAACTGACCATTGGTAGCTGAAGTGATTGTTACTCCACCGATGTCATCGATGTCATTAATTGTTGGAATAGCACCCCACTCAAGACCAGATGTGGCTGTAGAGTTCGCCTTCAAATAATATCCATCAGTACCAGCAGCTAAACGGGCGACTGTATTGTCCGCTGATCCAACAACAAGATCACCCTTAGCATCAATTAGTGATTTCAATACTGCGTTGTTGCCGGCATCAGAGACAGCTATTGTTGCAGCATTTTGAACAAATGCTGTAGTTGCCAATTGAGTGTTGCTAGTTGCATTTGCTGCTGTAGGAGCTGTAGGTACTCCAGTCAATGCTGGATCAGCTAAAGTTGCGTAGCCAGCGAATGATACGCTAGACGTTTCTTTACCAGATACTCTACCATAAGAATCTACAGTTAATCCACTAATAAATGAAGTGGTATTTGCGCCAGAAGTATTTGTCTGGCTAACTGTTGCTAAATCAATACTGTCTGCGTTAATAACAATTCTTGAAGAAGAAGCAGTTGCGACATCAAGTACATTACCGGTGCTTGTTAAACCAGCACCAGCTGTAAATGTTGCAGTTCCAGTAAACTGAGCGAAGGTTAAAGAATCTGTTCCAAAAACAATTGCATTATTTGTGCCAGTTCCAGTAGTGGTCAATGTAAATCCTTGGCCACCATTATTGGTTCCACTTACTACGTAAACTGAATCACCAGTAGAAACTTGACCAGGAACACTATTATTAGAATCAGTACGACGAGTTAACACGAATGGAGTTGATACGCTACCTTGTTCGGTAATTGTGTATATTCCGTTTTGTGTTGCGTCTGCTTGATTTTTTACTAAAATGCTTTTGCCTGTAGTTTGAGCAGAGCCGTCAACGGTTAATCTTCCGTTAGTATCGCCTGTTAATGTAGCACCTACACCCGATGTACCATTAGCGTATGTGCTAGCTGGTAAAGCTGCAGCTGTAGCAAACGCTACGGCTTCGTGCCAATTTAAACCAGCAGCTACGGTATCAACATAACCTCTTGTGGCAAGTGATGTCGAAGTAGTGCCTGCGTTTGAAGTGACAACTGAAAGAACGTTCAATGTTCCGTCTACTGCTATATTACCAACGACTGTACCAGCTGAGTTTTTAAATTCTGCTAATGGAGCGCTTGCTCCAGACGCTGCTTTGATTACGAAAGATTCATCGTATACTGTAATCTCAGGTGCGGTTTCAATTCTTAAGCGGGCCATATTACTCCTAGTGTGGGTTTTAAAACAACTAGGGATATAGTAATGGGTTAGTTAAAGAATTATTGTGTTATTCTCTTTAAAAATTCTAACATTTTTCCCGTATATTTAATACGCCCAAAATGGGTTAAGTTAATAGTTGGATCAACCCAAATTTTTCCGCCCATCTTCTGCCAGTATCTACAGAAGCCGTAATCCTCAGACAAAAATCTTCCGTCATCATCTACATAAGAATTAAATAAAGCGTAGGCGTTTTCTATCTCTCCCCCATGCAAAGCGCCTGTATCATCTTTGTATTTTAACTTTTTATACTTCTTAAACATCTTGTCAAATACTTGACGCTTGATAAGCATAAAACCAGTCCCGGCTTCGTAGCATTCGATTGCTCCGTTATCAATATTTAATTGATTCTCACCTGGCTTTGTCATATGCACTACATATCTGCTGGCATATTCCATGAGGTCTTGGGCTGACATATCTGCTTGTGCAGCTTCTTTTACTTTGTCCCAATTGATTTCCTTGATTGGGTAAGACGCAGTCATAACATCTTTATCATGCCACAAAAGTTTTAATATAGCTTCTTTATCAAATTGAAGATCGACATCTATAAATACCATGTGGGTAAAGTCTGGACTGCCCATGAACTTGGCAACAAGATTATTTCTTGCGCGGTTGATCAAAGAATCAGATATTGTGCAGACTGAATACTTTAAACCTATTTCTTTAAAATAGAGACAAGCTTGCAAAAAGCTCATCATAAAAGGTTCTGTTACATGTGAGTCATAACAAGGAAGTGCAAAGAATACATTCCACTGTTCGAGCTTTTCTTTAGGGATTGTTATGTTGATTTGTTGTTCTTCTACAGGCATAGAAATAATTATAGCATACGTTTTCTAAAAAGTCATACGAAAATTAACTATTGAGAAACGCTTTTGCTTCCGATACAGAGTTTGAAAAGGTTGACTTTTGCCCGCCAGTTAAAGAACTATCTAATTTTACTAACATCAATTCTAAATGCTCGTAATTTGCCCTTATTCTAGAATCTCTAATCTCTGATGGTGCTTCTTCCATTAATGAACTCAATGTAGTAACGCTATCGTTTAAAGCCGAGATATCTTGAGCTAATTTTTCTTCTGGGGTTTCATCCATTATTCTCATACTTAGTCCTTTGATTGTAGTAATTGTTTTAAAGATTGCACTTCTGCTGAAAGGTCTTGTACGGCCTTAACTAATATAGGCACTAGTCTACCATAGCTAGCTTCTAGCTTATCAGGGTTAGATCTCATTGTCAGATTTAATATTTCGTGTGCATCTAATTCATCTTCTAGCTCAACAAAATCTTGAGCTAAGAAACCAAGATCTTTTTGACCGGCTTTTCCTCCGTCTCTCATGTTCCATTCAAATGTAACTGGACGGAGTTTATTAATAAATTCTAAACCATATACAGAATCTTGAATACCTGTTTTGTCGCGGGCATCGGACAATGCTGTAATGCTTGTGACCTGACAACGTAAGTGAGTTATATTAGAATCACCTAATGTTATCTTATTGCTATCTGTGACTGAAGCTGGTTGAGCATTGTAACCAAGATAGGCATTATTTGATCCGGTTGTTGCAGTTTGCCCAGCAGAATAGCCAGCGGCGGTATTGTAAGCTCCAGTGGTATTGTATAAAGATCTAAAACCTATAGCCATATTTCCATGGCTAGTTTGATTGTTGTATAGAGTTTCGTAACCTATGCCAATATTATCAACAGCTGTTGTATTTCCATATACAGCCGTTTCTCCTATGCCAATATTTCTAAAACCTGTTTCTGAGTTTCCATTTGTATTATATAAAGATAAATAGCCTAGTGCTATGTTATTTGTTGCGCCAGTGTTTGAATATAATGCCTGAAGTCCTATTGCTATATTCCTAGATCCTGATGTATTATTATAAAGATTTTTATACCCTTGTGCTATATTATATGTACCTGTAGTATTGCTATAAAGAGCTTGATAACCTTGAGCTATATTATAACTTCCAGTTGTGTTGTAATAAAGAGTATTTGCACCAAGTGCTATATTAGAAGAGCCGCTTGTATTGCGAAATGACGCAGACAACCCTAAAGCAATGTTATAAGAACCGGTATTTGGATATACGGAATACGAAGGAGTAGCTCCTCCTATTCTTGATCCATCGCCACCTATTGCTCCTGTTCCTACGGCAATATTATTACCACCCGTAGTATTATGAGCTAGTGCACCACCGCCAATTCCTATATTAGAATCTCCAGTATTTGGAGTTGCATCTGATAGGTAAATGCTGGGGTAACCATAGTCATCTAATGTTGTACCATCCCATTGGTATACTTTGCTTGACATTGCTGAGCCTATTGCTATATTATAACCGCCTGTTGTTATGCCCGCTCCACCACCAAAGATATTATTACCATAACCTGTAGTTAAACTAGATGCAGCACTAACCCCAAAAATATTATTGCTAGAACCAGTTGTTATTTTATAGCCAGCACTACCCAAAACTGTATTACCCCAACCTGTTGTCTGCCTCCATAAAGCCCCATCTCCAACAGCGACACTTAACGGGAAGGAACCAATTGCAGAGTATAACGCTTTAGCGCCTATTGCAATCGAATAACTTGGAGTAGCAGCACTATATAATGCGTAATCACCTATAGCTATTTCCCCATCTGTTATCAATGCGGAATACATTGCCTGATGGCCAATTGCAATTCCGGTTGACGGAGTAGCACCACCATAACCAGGATATATAGTGTCATAGACATTATATGATAAGTTATGAAAAGCTTCTTCTCCAATAGCAATAGCATTACTTACATTCGTAGCGTTTTCTAATGCACCGTTTCCTATGGCAATGTTATCTGAACCAGTCAGGTTAGATCCTAGTGAGAGCCAGCCAATACCAATGTTGTCATTGCCTGTAGTATTATTAATTAGTGATCCAGCACCAAGTGCTACGTTATAGCTTCCAGTCGTATTGTCGACAAGATTACTATCTCCAATTGCTACGTTATCAACACCTGTAGTATTTGAATATAATGCCCCATAACCTATAGCTGCATTGAAACTACCTGTAGTATTGTTTGCTAAAGCCAAATAGCCTAAACCAACATTCATTTCCCCAGTGGCATTTGTGCCTAATACATTATAACCTATAGGTATATTGTATAATTTATTAGCGAATTGTATTCCGGTGTTCTATATTAAAATATTGAATAGCCATTTTGGTCCTTTAAACTGTTAATCTCTCTTTAATAACATTAACATTAGCGTTAGTTGAGCTAGCGTCTGTTATAGTACATCTTAGTCTAACGTAATTGTCATTTATATCTGAGGTAAATGTAACAGGTATTACGGGCGATCCTATTTCCGTTCTTCCGTATTGGCTTACCGTCACAGAGCTGCCATTGTGAATTGCTAAACACTTAATAAATGTATATTTACTTCCCTGGGTTACTTGGATAGTGAACTCAGCACTTCTGTATGACAGAGCGCTAAAGCTATCAATTGTTGTTGCGGAATTTGTAGTTACACTCGTAGATGTTATGTCTGAGACATTGCTTGATCCACCAACAATTGTTTTTTTAGTTACGCTAGTTGTAACATTTGTAGACGCTGCGTCAGTTGCAGTTGCTCTTAATCTAACTACCCCATCATTAATATCACTTGATATTGTTATTGGAATTGCCGGTGAACCAATTTCAGTTCTTCCATATTGGCTAGTAAAAACAGTTGATCCATCATGGATAGCTAAACATTTGATTAAAGTATACTTTGTTCCTTGGACTGCCTGAACGGTAAACTCAGCGCTTCTAAAACTAGCTGACGCAAAACTATCTATAGTTGCAATAGCATTTGAAGTAATTGTTGTAGAAGTTATTTGGTCATCATCAACTGAATCATAATTAATAAGACTTGCTTTTTTCCAGCTATTTGGCTCAGTGCACACATATATGTAGTTCGAGTCCCAAGCCATATCCCCAGCTACTCCACTAGAAGTGGATGTGCTTGGAACTACTGTGGATATATCACCAAAAGAAGGAGTATGTTTTTTCCCACCAATTCCAGTAAAAACTGTAACTTTTTTAGAAGAATTTTCTGGTGCAGTTGTAAAATAAACTGTCACCGTGTTTGTTGTTGTAGCTTCCCATCTTGTATCTAGTATTTGGTATGGGCTTTGTGTATTTCTAACTATAATGTTTATATCTCTTGTGCCTAAATTGTGAGTTAGAACAAAACTAGTAGAGCTGCCATCACCAATCAAACTTGAGTATTCATATCCTTCAAGTGGCAAGAACACAGACGCTACAAGAGATCCTGCTTGTGGTGCTGTGCTAAAGTCTAAAGTAAGTTTATTTGCACTTGGTGCAAGGACTCCAACTTCAACAATTTCATAAGGAGAATCTGAATTTACGACTGTAGCGTAAACGTCTCTAGAGCCTAGATTATGAACTAGATCTATGCTAGAACTTGTTCCATCCCCTATGGTTGAGGTGTAGTAACTAAGTGTTCCAGCTGAGGCTATAAAAACCCTTCTGGACGAAGCTGATACAGCTGTAGAAAAGTCTAATGTTATAGAATTATCTGTTGTGGCTTCCCATCTAACCGCAACAGTATCATAAGGGCTATTTGCGTCTTTGACTATGACAGAAATATTTTTAGTACCCAAATAATGATCTACAACATATGTAGAGTTTGTGCCATTGCCTATAGTTTGGGAGTAGGTGCTGACTACTGGATCTATATTGTCTGCTGCTGGAGCAAATTTAGATCCATCAAATTTTAGAACTTGACCAGAAGTGGCGTTAGAAAGATCAATTTGTACGCCATTGATCGTAGCGGTGTCGCCAACGATTAAGCTGTTCTTGACTACAAAGTCTTTATTCGCCACTAAAGTTCACTGTCCCTCTAGTTTAAAATTTAATTGTATTATTAAATTGTAAAACTTATATAATTATATCACACTGCTATAAGTGTTCTTGCTATCTTGACTGTCGCATTTGTTGATGCAGCATCTGTAATGGTAACTCTTAGCAATACGTTTCCTGCAGAAATCGAAGTTGAGACTGTTAAAGGAATAACTGTTCCGCCCAATTCAATTACTGCATATTCTGACAGGTAAGAATCTGTTCCATCATGAGCAAGTAATACCTCTGAAGTTGTATACTTTGAACCTTGAGTTACTTGTACAAGATACTTAGCTGTTCTGTAGACTGTCTTATCAAAGCTGTCAACTGTTGTGACCGTGTTCACGGTAACTACTTGAGTTGAAGTGTTAAGTTCACCAGTTCCAGAATCAAGTGTTATTGCTCCAGTTGCTATGCTACCAAAGGTAACTGCTGCATTGGTGGCAACGTCCTGGCCAATTGAAAGGCTGATTGTATTAGCACTGTCGTTATAGGCCTTGGTTACACCCGTACCTGCCGTTATCGCGCCTTCTACAGCGTCCTGAGCTGCCTCAGTGAAGTCTGAGACCTGGCTGGCAGTAATCGAGATAGACGAGTTAGAAGCTGCTGTAAGGCGTCCCTGAGCGTCTACGGTAAATGTTCCTACGGAAGACGAGCTACCATAGCTACCAGCCGTAACAGCTGTGTTAGCAAGATCTAACGTAACGGCACCAGAGGTGCCACCGCCAGTCAATCCTGTTCCTGCCGTTACTGACTCAATGTCTCCGGCATCGTTTGTGAAGCTAATAACACCAGTTGAAGAATTATAGGCCAAATCTCCTGAAACGCTTATTTGCGCTCTTGTGTTTGCGGTGAAGTCCGAAATCTTTGCTGCTGTCAAAGTAGTAAATGTCAAGTCTCCAGCACCGTTGGTCATTAATACTGCACCGTTGGCTCCATCAGCACCAACTGCTGAAATGATTGAAGCTTCCGTTGTGCCAACAATTGTTGTAAAGTCTAATACTCCAGAACCATTAGTCGTTAGGGCTTGTCCTGCAGTTCCGTCACCACCAGCTGCTGCAATGAGAGCAGCTGCAGTTACGTCTCCGAGGTTAGCATAGTTTGTTCCGTCATTTGTGAATGACCACTTATCTGTAGTTTCGTTCCAGCGAAGTTCAACATTTGGTGAATCACCACGTTCAATTTCAAGTCCAGCATCTGCTGATGGTGAACCAGTTACACTTGAATTGAGAAGAACTTTATTATCCTCAATAGCTAAAGTTTCAGTATTAAGAGTTGTGACATTTCCATTAACCGTCAAATTACCTGTAACAGTAAGATTGTTAGAAATCGTAACGTTAGCTGGAAGACTAAGGGTAACTGCTCCAACGCCAGAGTTCGATACTGTTATCTCGTTTGCTGTTCCCGTTAAACCGGTAACAAGGTTTGTACCCCTGTCGCTGATCTGCGAAGCTGTTACTGAGATTGTAGTATTTCCAGCAGCAGTTAGGCGTCCTTGTGCATCAACTGTAAATGTTCCAACAGTACCCGCACCACCATATGATCCAGCTGTAACAGCTGTTGAAGCCAAGTCAAGAGTAACTGCACCAGAAGTACCGCCACCGGTTAACCCTGTTCCGGCTGTAACTGATTCAATATCGCCTGCGTCATTTGTAAAGCTAATTACACCAGTGCTTGAGTTATACGCAAGATCTCCAGAAACGCTAATCTGTGCTCTTGTGTTGGCAGCGAAGTCTGAGACTTGGCTAGCAAGAATACTGATTGCATTTTGTGATGCTGCGGTCAAACGACCTTGTGCATCTACAGTAAAAGCAGTCGCTGTATTCGCATTGCCGTATGAACCAGCTGTTACTGCAGTACTGTCAAGATTAAGGGTAATTGTATCAGTGTTTGAAGTAACAGAAGTTAAGCCCGTGCCACCCAAAATACTGAGGGTATCTGAACCCGAAGTAATTGTCTTGCTTGTTCCTGAATCGCCTGCAACTTCAAATGCAGTAGCTACGTTTGCAACTAAGTTTGCTGCATAGTTCTGTGCTGCGGTTTGTGCAGATGAAGCTGCACCAAAAGCATCAAACGTATTAGCCGTTACTGCTATTGTTGGAGTAGAGCCTTCACCACTATTATTTGTAAGAGTGATTGCAGTTCCAGCTACTAAACTAGAAACATAATCTCCAATAGTGTCAGTTGAAAGGTTTACTGCATCGTTAATCCAAACTGAACCATTGTAACGGAGGAAGTCTCCATTGGCAGCTGAAGTTAAAGTGACATCAGTTTGACCTGCTAGAGTAGTGGTAATTGTGCTACCAGCAACTGCTGCATAGACGCCAACTCTAACTGAGCTAGCAGACGGAGCTGCAGAGAAATCTAAAGTAACAGTTCCAGTTGTTGTGGCTTCCCAACGGACATCGATTACCTCATATGGGCTTGCTGCGTTGCGCGCAACAACGACAACATCTCTTGTTCCCAAGGAGTGAGTAATTGTAAAACTAGTAGCGCTACCATCTCCAATGGTTGAAGTGTAAACTGTTCCAGCTAAACCAGTGTCTGTTCCTGGAGCAAACTTAGTTCCATCAAACTTTAGAACTTGGTTAGTGGTGGCTCCAGTTGTGTCAATTTCAATTCCGTCAACAAATAGAGTTGAAACATTAGCCTGAGTAGTCTGGATCGTAGATGGAAGACTTAGAGTATAAACTCCAGTGGTAGCATTAGCCGCAACAGCTATCTGACTTGCCGTGCCAACAACGTTGGATATTAATTTAACTCCGTATTACAGCATTTGCTGTTTTATTCTTATAGAACAACTTACCGTCAACAACGTTAATCGCCAATTCACCCTCAGCAAGGGAGCTTGGGGTATTGTCTGCTTCATCTGATCTCTTAATTAAGAGAGTATTATTTGTTGCAAATTTAGATCCACTATAAGCCACGGATTACCTCTTTTGTTCTAGAATAGTTCTTGTACTATAGTAATCATATCACAAATATTAATTAGCTTAAAAATAAAAAAATATATCAATTATAACAATTAAGTTAAATTCCTATAATCGAACCCTAATACCTCTAAATATTCAAGATAGCTTTCCTCGTCTTTTGCGGCAAGTGGTCCGAACTCTTTACCCATGAGAATGTCTTTATATGCATCGCGATTATTGAATGACGGTCCTTTTGCTAATTCAAATTTACGCCAGTTAGTATTACTTAATTCGGTTGCCTTATTGTATTCTGGTGTTTTTCCTAAATGAAATAAAACGCTTTCTTTTAATGCAAATATTCTAAAATCATTTGTCCAAGCCCTAAGTGCAAAAGTATGTTCTTCCCCAAAAAAGGTAACTCTAGGATCTGGAATTATTTTCTTAAAAAATTGATTTGAACTAAACATAAAATGTCCGGATACGAAATGCGATTCTGCGTACTCTTTACCATTCCAATGGTCAATATTATCATCTTTTTCTGTGATATTAGGTTTTAGCACTCTGATACTTTCATTCCACATATGCACTGGAGCTATTGTGCCAGGACCATCATCATAATAAGTTTCTTTGCCTTCTTCATCTTTTATAAACCATGGAATTCTTGAACTTATAAGAATATTATAACAGTAGGTTTCAGATATTAAATTATAATAATATTTTAAAGTCTTATCCCAATTTTTTTTAAATCTCATATGGCCGGTCAATTCGCATAACATACTGCTCATCCTGCAGTAACCATGTGGCGATCAAAAATCCCATCCCCAGACCAAGAGCATAAGGTGTAGTTAGATTAGCTGTTCTTACATTTGGAAAAGAAGAAAAGTCTTCAAAATTGCTATCTGTTCTTTGGTTGCAAATCCCAACATATACATTATCTGGTTTTTCTGCGTTGGCATAAATGCTTTTGATAGTATTTAAAAGATCTTCTTCTTTAAAAGAAGGAATGGCTATAAATATATCTTCATTCAATATACTTACCATTTCCCCAGTGGGCATGTTGCTCTTTTGAGCTTAACCTTTAATGACATAATGCATCCGCATTCTTTGCATTGCTTTGTAGCTACTGTTAGCCTATCACAATCAAGGCAAGTGTCATATCTAGCTTTAGCTTCCTCTTCAGAAGCTTTTTCCTCATTTGGATTTAATAAATCCCAAGGACGCGTATTACCTAATTTAGCTTTGTATTCTTTCCAAGCACTCATGATACATCTTAGGCTATTGGCTTGAAAAAATCTGTCCCATCATATACCCAACCAAGTGCAACTTCATTAACTTGCTCTTGAGTCATCTCTACAATCGTTGGATTAGATTTCATCCCAGCCATTACTGGGCCTCCGCTTCCTGCAATACCAACTTTGCCAGTATATTCTCCGTCAACAAGAACAGCAAAAAAAGTAAAATCATTATAGTCAGTAATCTCTGGTATTTCAATTGCCATTAGCATTTCTCCTTTTTGAAAAATTTATATATTTTTATTGTACCATATTTAATTAACATGCAGCTCCGTACTGCCAATCTCCCCAATAGACAACTGTTGGACAACTGCAACCACTGCAACCAGAAGGACCGCAGGTGCCGTCATAAGATGTGCCATATCTCCATCTCCAGCCACCTGGTAAACATCGTTCTTCGTATACAGATGTTCCAACACAGAAAGTGCATGGATCAGGTGCTGGGAAGGATGGTGGGAAGAATGGCGGGAAGAATGGCGGGAAGAATGGCGGGAAGAATGGCGGGAAGAATGGCGGGAAGAAAGGTGGGAAGAATGGTGGAAAATACGGTGGAAAGAACGGCGCAAGTCTTTCATAATTAATAGCTGTGCCCAATGGTGTAAGAGTAGTATCTGTTAGAGCGGTTTTAACAGTGTTAAGAGTTGCTGGAGCTGCAGCTCCGTTAGGCTCAGTAAAAGGTGCTATTCCTTCAGTTATATTGGTATTAGTTACTGTCCCAACAACAAAGCCAGCAGCCGTTATCGTTGCATTAGCTGTGGAATCCGCTGTCCCGTGCAGCTACCGTAGGCTTAGGAGCTTTTCTTGAACCGGCCTGAACTGCCTATTGGAACTGTCATAATTAAGCCTTTAGATCACCCATTACCACCCAAGTGTTGGCAGCTAGCTTAACCAGTGTAGCACCCGACCATTGAGAACGCAACTTAAGTCCAGGAGTACCATACACTGTAACTCCAGCACCTGCTGTTATTGTTACTTCACCAGTAAGGTGTTTTCTTAAAATATCTATTCTATCTCCATCAGATAATATATTAGGCACAGTTACTGTTGTATTGGAAGCAGAATCAATTGTTACCAATTTAGCTAAATCCGTAGTTTGCAAAGTATAGCTTGCGGTTTGCGCGTTTAAGGTAGAGTTAAATCCTGCTCTAGCTGGGCCAGATACCAAGTCAGTTGTAGTAATGGAATTACTTAGTGATAATTTACTATACTCAATTGCGGCAGATGAATTAATATCAGCATTGGTAATCGTTCCGTCAAGAATCATTGCGCTTGTAACAGTTCCAGTCGGGAGTGTTACTGTGCCAGTGAACGTTGGATTGGCTAACGGCGCCTTAAGCGCAATTGCATCAGTTAATGTAGTTGACAAAGAGGCGTTGTTGGCAAGTGAAGTTGCTATTTCACCTAGGGTATCAAGTGTTCCTGGAGCACTATTGACAAGTGCTGCGACTTCTGCACGCACGAAAGCGGTAGTAGCAATCTGAGTTGTATCAGTAGCTACTGCTGCAGTTGGAGCAGTTGGAATTCCAGTAAGTGCTGGTGAAGCAATGTTTGCTTTTAGGTTATCCGCCGTGGTGACAAATGCTGTGGTGGCAATAGCAGTTGAGTTGTCGGCAGCCGTTTGAGTTGTTGCAATCGTCCCAGTAGGCAGAGTTGGTGTTCCCGTGAAAGTTGGTGAAGCCAACGGCGCAATTATTGTGGTATCAACCGCTACTGTTGGAGTGGCGCTTTCGCCTGAGTTATTTGAAAGAGTTACGCCTGTACCAGCAACAAGCGACGTTACATAACTGCCGGTTGTATCGGTGCCAAGAGTGATTGGCTGGTTAACCCAAGCAGTGCCATTGTACATTAAGAAATCTTTGTTTGCTGCTGCGGTAATTGTTACACCAGTGATGTCGTCAATGTTGCTAATGATTGGTACGCTGTCATTAATCCACGCTGAACCATTCCATTTTAAGAATTGACCACTAGCCGCACTTGTAATAGTTACGTCGCCAACATCATCTAAGTTATTGATTGTGGGAATTGATGAATTGATCCAATCGGTTCCGTTATACTTTAAAAATTGCCCCGTAGCATTTCCGCTAATAACAACGTCATCCATGTCTGTTGTTAAACTAGCTTTTCTATTTATCCATTTACTTCCGTTATAGAATAGTGCTTCTCCGCTACTTACAGAGCTTATCATCACGTCGCCAGATAAATTGTCTAATCTACCAGTAATTACAACTGCAGTACTTTGGATTGCGCCATATATGACGATTTGCATTTCATCTGAAGCTGGTGGAGTGGTAAACTCTACGGTTACATAGTCAGCTGAGTAAGCACCTAGTGCATCGGTAGTACTCCACCTAGTTTGTATAACTTCGTTGGTTATTTTACTCCTTACAGTAACCACAACATCTGCTGTATTAAAGCCATGATAAATCGTAAAATTAGTACTTGAACCATTACCTCGAGTAACAGAAATTGTTGTTCCCTGAGGTTGTTCAGGAATAATGCTATTGACCCATTTTCCTAAACCGCTATCCCACAAAAGGACTTGTCCGCTTAGAACGTTGTTAGTAAGAACGTCTGAAAGTTTAGCAGTATTAAAAGCACTATTTATCCAAGCTGAACCATTATATAATAAAACATTATTCGTTGTGGCATTTGAAAGAGTGACGCCAGATAAGTCGTCTAATGTTCTATTGTTAATATAAGTTACTGCATTTGAATATGCTGTGTTTCCAACACCGTCAGCATAGGCGCTTACGCTTGCTGCGGAGTTTGCTATATTGGAAACCATGTTTGTAGTATAGGAATCTGCTACTTTGATAACTGGTGTCATTCCTTCACCAGAGTTATCAGTTATTGTTATACCAGTACCTGAAACTAAGTTTGCTACATATTGACCTGTTGTATCAGTACCAAGTTCTACAGAATTAGAAACAATTGTTGTTGTTAATGTTACGTTAGCACTTCCGTCTATAAATACATTACCGGTTACGTCACCATCTAAAGTAATTTTTCTTTGGTTAGTCCAGACTAATGCATTGCTTGCTGTGCCAGTTACATTACCAGTGTGAACTCCGTTGCTATTTCCAGTTAAATCACCAGTAACATTTCCGGTGACATTTCCAGTTATGTTTCCAGTTACATTACCCGTGACTGAGCCCACTAAGGCAGCTGTTACTTGATTGAAAGTAACGTTTGCGTTGGTAGCAACCGATTGAGGAATTGAAATCGTTGGAACTGAAGCTTCACCAGAATTGTTAGTAATTGTTATACCAGTGCCCGCACTGAGGTGATCTACATAATCACCTATTGTATCTGTAGATAAATTAATAGCATCATTAATCCAAACAGATCCATTATATCTAAAGAAGTCACCATTGGCTGGAGTAGTTAAAGTAACATCTGTTAAATCATCTATTACTGCATTTAGTGTTATCGTTGGAGTAGTAGTTTCTCCAGAGTTATTAGCTAAAGAAATTCCAGTTCCAGCAACAAGTGAAGCAACATAATCACCAGTTGTGTCTGCACCTAAAGCTACAGAATTAGCAGCTACAGTAGCAGTAAGTGTTACGTTTGCGGAACCATCTATTGATACGTTACCTGTCAAGTCTCCAGCTAAAGTAATCGTTCTAGCGTTTGTCCATTTTGCTGATGAGCCAATATATGCGTTTGATGATAATACTTCAACGCCATTAATTTTATAAACTTTTCCAGAAGCTAAATCTACGTTTTCAGAAGACGTCCATGAAGATGTAGAATTTGACCAATTAAAAGTTTTATCTGTAGTTCCCTTTAATGTTATTCCACCACCATCTGCTGTCACGTTAGATGGTGATGATACGTTAGCAAGTTCAATATTTTTATCTTCAATAACAATTGATTCTGTGTTTACTGTGACGATAGTGCCATTAACGGTAAGATTTCCAGAAACTACTAAATTTCCAGAAACTTGAACACTATCCTCTGTTGTTATTTGAGTATTTGATGCTTGTAATAAGTTCAGCGAAGAACTTACTAATGCCCCACTACTATTTTTGAAAAAGAACACTCCAGAGATAGGATCTATCGCTATTTGACCTGAAGTTATACTTGGTAAAGCCATTGTAAAACCTTTCCCGCTTTAGTTAAAAGGTTCCACCATCAATATAAATGTTATCGAATGTTGTTAAGTTAGTGATGGATCCACCAGTGATCGAAACGTTACTTGCATTTTGGATTGCAATTGTTCCAAGTCCTAACGTAGTTCTTCCAGCAGAAGCGTCTGCGTCATCGACCAAACTTCTACCAAAAGAAGTAAATGTTGCCAGTGCTGCTGTTCCAGAACCTGTAAAGTATGGAAGTGTGTCTGCAGCAGATGTTAATCCAGCTAATGCTGTAAGATCACCATCATAGGCTTGTACATCTGTCCCAATTGCTAGTCCAAGGTTACTTCTTGCTCCTGAAGCAGTTGTTGCTCCAGTTCCTCCATAAGATAGACCTACTGTTGTGCCATTCCAGGTACCTACAGTAATTGTGCCTAATGATGTTAAGCTAGAGGTAACTACACTAGAACCAAGTGTTGTATTGGAAAGAACTTCCGAAGTTCCAATCTTGAATACTTTGCCAGCAGCAAGATCTAAGTGTTCAGACGAAGTCCAGGCATCTGTTGCATCAACCCAGTTCAATGTTTTGTTTGTTGCACCAAGAATTGTAATACCAGCACCATCAGCAGTTATGTCTGTCGGTGATGCGGCGTTTGCAAGAACAATGTTCTTATCTTCTACAACAAGTGTTGCAGTATTAAGAGTTGTTGTATTGCCGTTAACAATCAAATCTCCAGTAACAGTAAGATTATTACTAATCGTAACATTAGCTGGAAGGCTAAGTGTTACCGCACCAACACCAGAGTTAGATACTGCAATTTCATTTGCAGTACCGGTCAAACCAGTTACGAGATTTGTGCCCTTGTCACTAATCTGTGAAGCAGTTACTGAGATTTCAGTATTGCCAGCAGCTGTCAAGCGACCTTTTGCATCAACTGTAAATGTAGCAACGGAGTTTGCAGCCCCATAAGAGCCAGCAGTTACAGCAGTACTGTCAAGGTTTGAAGAAGTTAAAGAAATTGCCGTATTTCCAGCTGATGTTAATCGACCTTGAGCATCAACTGTGAAAGTTCCAACAGTGCCTGCACCACCATAAGAACCACCAGTTACCGTGGTGTTGTCAAGGTTCAAGGTTATTGTGTCAGTTGCACCAGCAACAGAGGACAGTCCCGTGCCACCAGAAATAGTCAAAGTATCAGTACCTGAGCTAATTGTTTGATTGGATCCAGAATCGCCCGCAACTGTAAATGATGTAGCAACGTTTGCAACAATATTGCTAATATTAGAAACTTGTTGGTCAACATAAAGTTTTGTTGATGCGTGGGTATTCGCAGTTGGCGTTGGAACGATAACTACGCCAGAAAATGTTTTATTTCCTGTAATTGTTTGATTTGTTCCCAATGATGCATAGGCCCCAAAACCAGCAATTGCCTCAACAGTTGTTGCAGCTCCGCCAACTCCACCAGTTCCCTTACCGTAATACAGGACATCGTCAGCTTCATTATATGCTAATTCTGCGTTCTCTAAGGTACTTGGCGCTCCTGCTGCGCCTGAACTAGACCTTCTTTTAATTCTCAGGGTATTAGACATTTTTAAAAATTCCCTCCATCGACTAGATTAGATTCCGCGTAATTAATCCATTGCGAACCGTTGTAACGTAAAACCTGACCACTGGTAACTGAGTTTATAGTAACATCTGTCAACCCATTTAAAACTGATTGAGTCGAGATATTTGTTTCAGTGGCTATTATTCTATCCTTGATAGTAAGATGAGAACCAGCTGGATTAAGACCCAATACGGTTTGCACTGCCTCTACGGCATCGTTTAAATTTGCATGTTGCTGATGATGGGGTACTGTGTTTGAATTAAGCTTATCAGTTGCTGTTGGATTTATTAAAATATCTAATTGATTTGGATAATTTGTTGCCATATATCTTCCTATAAGCTAATAATTTTTGTTGAACTATTATTCCACTGTAATGTCATTGGAGAAGCCTCTGCGGTGCCCGCAAAAGGTAGTCCTTCAGAATCGTCTATAAAAGCTATTAACCTTGAATTGGAATCAGTTGTACCATATTGATAAAATACAATTGCATTAAATGATGCTCCATCGTGAACAATGGTTAGATCATCTGCATCTAATACCCCTAAATCATTAGATACGTTGCTTAAAGGTTCACTTCTATATTTTTTTGCCAATGTTGGTATATCTGATAAGAATTCATTGGTGCTTTGATTTGGTGTATATAAAGAAGTATCTATAAATGCAACTTTAAGACTATTTGTTGATAGATTTATTTCACCACTTAACATGGATTCTTTTGCTTTTTTATATACAAAATTAGCCATCTTATATACCCACATCTTTAGAAACTGTTATTCTATACTTATAACCTTTTTCAAAATAATCTTTATTCTCAGTATAATATGATGGTGTTGCATCTATTAAGGATGGAAAGTCTATATATATCTCAGGCTTCCAAGAGTGCATTTGCGTAACTGTCTCAACGTTTTCCCAACGAGACGGTGACTTCTGGATTTTTTTTCTTTGAGCTTTAAAATACTTAGTGGATAAAAAGTTAGAAGCTGGACGAGCATTAAAAGTAATGGTGACTCTTCCATTGTTGTTATCATTTGGTAAGTAAAAAGATCCATTTTTTGGCTCAACAGAATCAATATAGAATTCTGGATTTTTAGCTATAATTTGATAGCTACTATAGGCTTCGGTTAAAATTGAGTTATCTTCTACTAAAATCTCTTCTATCACCGGAACAACAGAAGTTGAAAAACCAGAAGGAGTAGCCGCATCTTGCTTTGTAAATTTTATATACTCTTCTGCTACGACTTCATTTGCAGCGTCTAATATACCTACTACTCTTAGATAGTATTCCTGACCAGAAACAAGGACTTTATCCCAGTAAAGAGTAAGAGTTCTAGATATTGTATTATAGTCAGCTAATGAGTTTATTGCTTTAAATGGACTAGATACAATAGTCGGTGTTGCAGCTGATGTTTGAACAATAAACTTATTATCTGTTATAGAACTAATTTTTACTGTTCTACCAAATTTAATTTTTACCTTATCGACACCCACTGAGGCATAATCTATTAAATTTAATG